CGTGGTTCTCTTATGAAAAATTATCTAAATATAGGAAAATTAAAAACCCAGAAACGCACGCAATTAATAGACCCGATTCAGAACAATTCTACTTAATATCAGTGGACGTAGGTCGTATTTCAGACCAAACCGCTGTTTGTATTTTTAGAGTTAACATAGTGAAAGGTAAATTTTATGCTACGTTAGTGAATTTAATTGTTCTCGGACGAACACCTCAAACTAAACCGTTTTCAGTCCAGGCGGCTGATTTAAAACAGCTTATTTTGAAGTTCAATCCACGAGAAGTGGTAATTGATACGAATGGTTTAGGAGTAGGCTTAGCAGATGAAATGATTAAGCCGCAGTATGATGAAATGGGTAATTTGTTACCTGCTTATGGTTTTAATAACGATGACGTTTATAAAGCTATACAGCCAAAGGATGCTCCACAAATCCTATACGGAATCAAAGCAAACGGCCCATTAAACTCTAAAATACATGGCAATTGTTATTCTCGTTTAACTGCGGGCATGGTGCGTTTTCTTATAAAAGAACAAGAAGCGAAAAGCGCCTTATTGTCCACGAAGACTGGACAAAAAATGACCACAGAACAGCGAGTTGTTAGATTAATGCCACATGAAATGACAACTAAATTATTTGAAGAAATGAGTAATTTACGGCTTAAGCGAACTGGCGCGAGCCTTGACATAGTACTTGAAAGGATTAATTCTCGTTTTCCAAAAGATAAATATTCAAGTTTTTCTTATGGATTGTGGAGAATTAAAGAACTGGAAGAGGATTACTATAAGCAGGAGCATCGGCGCAGAGGGCGCGGTCGTCAATTAGTTTTCTTTACGGGAGGAAGGTAGATGAACAAAAAGGATACAGATTTTCTAACTTCTTTTACCAATTCCTATAAAAATATGATTGCTACAAGTGAAAACACTTATGGTTATTCAAATCATATCTTTAATTACCGGGTGGCAGCCAGGAAATATTCTGAAGAGGATATTAAACGAATTCTTGATTCCGGTTCGTTGGAACAGCGCATTGCACTGTCAAGATATTACTTTGATAAAGGTGGTTTTTATCAAAGAATTTTATTGCATTATGCTACTTTATTGAAATATGTTGGTATATTGATTCCTAATCCAGCATTTGGTAAAACTCTCTCCGAAACTTATATTGAAAAAAAGTACAGTAATGCAGTAAGCTTTATAGATTCTATTGATTTACCGAAGTTATGTACTGATATTGCAATTAAGGTACTGCGCGATGGCTGTTACTATGGTATAATACAGGGTATTAGTAACACAAGTGTTTCTATTTTAGATTTACCAACTTTATATTGTAGAACACGTTTTAAAAATGAAGATGGTAGTGATTTAATTGAATTTGATGTAACCTACTTTAATACGATTACTGATGTAGACGATCGGAAAAGTGCGCTCGCGCTGTATCCGAAAGAAGTAGTCAGCTGGTATAGAAAATATCAGGCTGGAAAAGTTGATAGTAAATGGGTATTTATTGATGCTAGTGTGGCTATTTGCATACCTATGCTAAATGGCTATCCTGTATTTTTAGATATAATTCCTGCTACGATTGAATATGACCAAGCAAGAGATATTAATAAAAAGAGAGATTTAGAAGAGATTAGAAAGATTATTGTTCAAAAAATACCACATTTACAAGACGGAGGTCTTTTATTTGAACCAGATGAAGCAGAAGTAATGCATGATGGTACTGTTAAAATGATGCAGGGTAATGAAAATGTGTCGGTTTTAACAACTTATGCAGATGTGGATGGTATTGTTTCAAAAACTTCTAATGACAACGCTACTGCTACCATAGAAAAAGAATTGTCCAATATATATTCAGTTGCGGGCGTTAGTCCACAACTGTTTGGTACAGATTCTAATTTATCACTAGAAACTTCTATTAACAATGATATGGCGTTTATGATGATTTATGGTCATAAGATTGAAAATCTCATAACGTATATGGTGAATTTTAAATTTAGTAATTCCAACGTAACTTTTAAATATATTATGTTACCAGTTACTTATTATAACGAAACAAAGTATATTGATACGACACTAAAAATGGCGAACTCTGGATATAGCTTTGTTATTCCTGCGGTTGCGCTTGGTGTATCACAAAGAGAACTTGGAAATATTAAAGATTTAGAAAATGATGTGTTAGGTTTAAAAGAAAAACTTATTCCATTAAGTACTTCTTATACGGAGTCGGGGAATTCGCCAGGACGCCCTGAAAAACCTTTAGAAGAGAAAAGTGCTAAAACAATTGCTAATGAGGAGTCATTAGATAGTGGAGGTTCAAATGGATAAAAAAGATTTAACCAAGTTTTCTCTTTCTATTTATGGTAATATAACCGCTTTTAATGAGGTGTTATCAAAGGCAAGATGTCGTATTTTTTATAAATATGGTAATAGGAACGGAACTTATATTACTGACGAATTTGCTGAGAAATTAATTTCTACTTTACCATATGTGCCGGTTAAGGGTATTTATGATGCAGTAGAAGATGATTTTACCGATCATGGACATGAGCGCTATGAAGGTAGAATTTATGGTATTGTGCCAGAAAACCCTAATTTTGCTTGGGAAACACACTTAGACGAAGATGGGGTGGAAAGAGAATACGCTTGTACAGATGTATATCTATTTACAGGCATTTATAAAAAAGAAGCTTTAGATGTGCTTCAAAAATCACAATCAATGGAACTTTATGCAGACTCTATTCAAGGAGAATGGAAGTTTATTGATGGAAAGAAGTATTATGTATTTACTGATGGTTGTTTCTTAGGATTACAAGCGTTAGGAGAAAAATACGAGCCATGTTTTGAAGGCGCTGCTTTCTACACATTAATTGACTCGGTTGAAAATATAATGCACCAAATTGAAGAATATGAGGCACAAACTAAGGAAGAAATAGGAGGACAACCGATGAATTTTAAACTTTCTGATAATCAGAAATATAATATGATTTGGACTCTTCTAAATTCAAGATTTAACGAGGAGAATGATTATACTATGGATTATGCCATCTGCGATGTGTATGATGACTATGCTGTAGTTTATAATTTTGAATCTCAAGGATATGAAAGAGTTTATTACACAAAGGACGATGAGACAGATTCTCTTGAAATTACTTCTAGAGAGGCTGCTTACATCATTGATGTAAACGCAGAAGAAAAGCGTGCCTTAGATGTATTACATAAAATGAATGACAATACATACGAAAAGATTGACGAAAAGTTTGATACTTTACAGCAAAATGTTGATGAATTTAGTCAGAAAAATGAAGAGCAAGCTGGACAGATCTCCACTTTAGAGCAGGAGAAAGCTAATATGAAGGCTGACCTGGACAAGGTAACTGAGGATTACACTAATGCTCAGGCGCAAATTCAAACTTTAACTGAAGAAAATGAAGAACTTAATACATATAAGCATGATGTTATGACAGCACAAAAGAATGAGCTTATTGATCGTTATAATGATTTATTAAATGAAGAAGTTCTGAATACTTACAGAGAGAAGGTTGAAGATTGGACTTATGAGTCATTGGAGAAAGAGCTTGCATTTACTTTAGTTCAAACTAAGCCAACGCTTTTCTCAAATGAAGAAGGAATTTCCGGACGTGCGCCGAAGGATGATACGCCGGAGGAAGGTATTGCTGGAATTCTAAGTAGATATAAGAAATAATAACGGAGGATTTATTATGGCTTTTGCAAGACTTGTAATTGACGGTTTTGGTCAATTAGAATTAAATAATGTAGCCTTCCGTAGAGATGGTAGGATTGAAGCTCAGTGCGAATTAGATGAAGATGATTTCGCTGATGTTCCTGCTGAAAACGGAATGTTACTTGCAGTAGATAAGGTCAATAAGACGATTAAGTTCGCCACAGACGATTCACTTCCAATTGCCCTTAACTATACTGCAGAGCATATGTATGACGAGAGAGCCAATGGATTAAAGGACTTCAAACTTGAGAGAGGTACTTTCTATCCAAGAGTTGGTTATCTTGCCGTTGGTGATTTATTTACAACGAACTGCATTTCTCATGAAATGAATGACGATGAAACATTTAAGACAGCTGCTGGAAATGTTAAGACAACTCCGCTTTATGGTGGAATTAGTGAGGATGGTTCAATTGCAGTTTCTACTTCTGAACCAGAAGAAGGTCCTGTTCTTAACGTAGTTAAGGCAACGACAATGCCGGATGGGCAGTTCGCAGTTCAATTCCAGGTATTTTCATGCTAATTAAGGAGGAATGAGTAATGACTTTAGATGAATTAAAAGAGTTAGCTAAGTATGCGGCTAAGAATGAAGCTCCTACTAATTTCTCTGTTGATAATGTAGATGAAGCACTTGCAGATGGACTGAGAGATTTAGCAGGTTCTGTTAATCAATTTATGAAGAATAGATATGATATTTATGATATCATTATTGAAGCAGTAGACGAAGTCGTTCCTAAGAACGTAATTGATGCTGTTGGTATCTTTGCTGAAGTACAGCAAGTTCCGCAAGGACAAAAGGCTATCTTCAAGCAGAAGATTGGAAGACAAAGAGCAAAGAAGTTCTTAACACAAGTTGGTCTCGCTGGAGTATATGAGACATTCAGACTTGACAATAAGACTTTTGAAGTTGGCGCTCATGCAGTAGGTGGAGCTACAACGCTTGATTTTGAGAGAATGCTTGATGGTGCTGAAGTTATGGCTGAGTATGTAAGTGTTCTTACAGAGGCTCAAACTGAGGCAGTTTACAAGGAAGTTCAAAAGGCTCTGCGTGGCGCTCTCAACGCACAGGGAAGACCTGATGCCAATAAGGTTTCTGGTTCTCCGTTTGACCCTGATGAGATGTTTAAGCTTATCGGAGTTGTTAGAGCTTACGGAAATGGCGCGGTTATCTTTGCACCACCTGAGTTCATTGGAGCTATGGGACCAGACGCTATTGTTCCTGTAGGAACATATGGTGAATCTTATCCGACACAGGGCGTTTATCACCCACAAGATATTGATGCTATTCATAATACTGGATACATTAACCTCTTTAGAGGAACTCCGATTGTTCAGATTCCGCAGTCATATGTTGATGAGAACAATGAAGCTACATACATTGATCCACAAATCGCATACGTGCTTCCGACAGGTGGAGAAAGAGTAGTTAAGGTAGTTCTTGAAGGTGGAACACAAATTTACGATTGGACTAACAAGGATCAGTCTCTTGAGATTGATACTTACAGAAAGCTCGGCGTAGCTATTCTGACACAGCATAACTGGGGCATTTACCAGAACACTGGTATTGATCAGACTTATACTGAAGACTAGTCAATATAGTTATTAAGGGGAGGAGGGGGTATACCTCCTCCCTAATTTAATTTTAGGCGTATAAAGGAGAATTTAAAATGAAAGTTGAAATTAAAAGTTTAGTTGGTGGAACGCTTTTTATTAAAGATCCTGACTTAAGGATTAAAAGGACCTGGAATAAAAAGGGCGCGGTACGTACTATTGAAAAAGAAGATTTAGAGCAAATGATGTATAATCCTGGTGTTGAATATATGTTCAGACAAGGGATGCTTGCTATAGTTGGTGACAATGCAGAACAACTTAATATTGAGTTAGGTTTGCAAGAAGAAGGCGCGGAGCCGAAAATTCTTGCGTTAACTGATGACAAGATAGAGGAAATTATTCAAATGAAGATGCCTGATTTTAGAGCGGCTGTAAATAAGCTTTCTCATGAGCAACTTCAAGAGATGGTTAATTATTGTATTAAGAATGAGTTTACTAATTATGACAAGATTACATTATTGAAGGATCTTACTCAGGTAGATATACTTAGCGCCATTCGTTTAAATAGAGAAGATAAGGAAGAAGTAAAGGAGGCTTAATATGACTTCCATCCAGAAAGTATACGATGCTTTTCTTTCTAAAATGTTAGAGGATGAATGGTTAAATTGGACAGAGGAAGAAACTCAAATGGATTGGCGTTCTTTACTTGATGCGGCGATTCCTTATTTTAAATTTCCTAGGGTTGATTTGACAATTAACGAGTTAGATCAGTTCGTGGGAGATTTAACCAACGTTGAAATTCAAATTTTAGCTACTTATATGAAATGTGAGTGGCTAAATAGGACTATTTTAACTTGGGAAAATATAAAACCTTTATATGTGGAAAGAGATTTCTCGCAAGCTAATTTAATTGATAAATTAAAACAATTATTAGAGCGTGAGGAGTATAAAGCATTAAAGTTAGAACGTGTGTACTATCGTTCTAGGGATGGCCAGCCATTTGATTATACTAAATTGGCAGGTGAATAATATGGATTATACTCCAGATGTACAAGAGGGGTATAATAATAAACTGAAGAACAAGTTATTTGGCTTGCTTTGTGAATACGAAAAGGGGCGCGAATGGGAGAAGTTTTTAGATTCTATATTAATTGAACTTGATGGTTTTGATATGGATGAAAGAACTATTAATTACTATGCGCTTTATCATAAATTAGCTAGTTTAAGATATTTAAGATACGAATATTTTAGAAGTACTATTTTTGATTGTATGTCGTTGTTATCAAGAGGGGAGGGAGATTCCAATGGGTTATTATGAAGAAGTCTATTTAAAAAGATTAAATAGATATGGAATTGACTTTCAATCACGTATGCAGCGGCAGCGCGAAGAAAATTTTCATAGACAATTGCTTAAATCAGTTTATTATGTTACCTTTGAATATGAACAGCAAGAATGTGAAGGTGAATTTACTCCTTGTAAACAGAATGAAACAAAGACAATTCATTACCTTTTAACAGATGTAAATATAAATATACCTGGTGGTACAATTCTTTGGTTGCCAGATAAAGATGGTGAAAGAGAACCTTGGATGGTGTACTATTTAGAGGACTATGTTGCCAGTGGATATAATAGGTATTTTATGTTGAAGATGACTCATTTCCTTGAATGGACAGATAGGGATGGAGTAAAACAATCTGCTTGGGCATATTTTTATGGTCAAGAAGACAATATGTTAAAAGATGAATTAAAATCTAGAAGTAGAAATAAGACGTTATATACTGAAAACTTAAAGTTAAGTTTCTTTATTACTCCTATAAATGGGAAGATTAATAAGGATGATTATTTAGAGGTCGGAGAAGGAGATTTGAAAGAAGCATATGTAGTGACTGGTTATGACAGACAGTCTACAGATGGTGTTGAATTTGTTTCTGTTGACCCGCAGTATATAAGAGACTTGACCCCACCTCCAGAACCAACCGCCGCAGATAACCCAGATGAGTTTTATTGGTTTAATCAGGGGGTGAATGAATAATGGGACAGGTTAGAAATTGTGCAGATTTAGGAATTAATGCACAGTATATTATAAAACGATTGTTAGCAAACCAAAATTTGTTGAAACTTTTATATTATACGGATAAAGACCCGTTAAGTCAACCAGATTTGACACAAGAACAAATACAGGAAGAAGTATTTGGGAAGTTAGTAAAAATTGTGCCGAGAATAGGGCCGAAAGAAACAGCTCATTCAATGGTTGTACTTAGAATTGCGCGCGGTCGTGGTTTAGTTACAAATGGCGAGTTTAAAAATGTATTTGTTAATATTGAAGTATTTGTTCCACAAACACAATGGATTATTAAGAATACAAATTTGCGGCCGTTTGCTATAATGGGTGAAGTACAAAAGTCTTTAAATGGAAAGAAGATAGAGGGACTTGGAAAAATGCAAGGCGGCGATTTTGATTTAAACTTTATGTCAGAAGAAATGACTGCCTATGAACAGGACTTTGTAATTACGAGTTATGATTAATGAGAAAGTTTTTTTAGGCTATCCACTTGATTTTAAAGACGTATGTAAGGTTTATCCGCCTAAAGTAAAAGATATATGCGGCGATGCTGATTTTGCTTTTTGTCAAACGTTATTTACAATTACCCAGGAAGAGTTAGAAGATGCCTATGTAAATGAGAATGTTCCACAAATTCCGACGCCTTTTCAATATCTATTGATGAATTATCACCAGGATGAGGGCGCGCAGGGTAAGATTTTATATGGTTTTAAAAAGATTATTGGTGAGCCGGTAACTATTGTGCCGGAATTAGAGGTGATAATAGTTGGAAAGGCTGAGGAAGAACTTGATCCAAACGTTGATTTGGATAATCCAAGAACCATTGATAAAGATAATTTCTTTGATTTTCAAAATATGGTTAGAACAGTATTAGGTTCAGCACCCGTAGAAAAACCTATAGAAGATGAGGATCCAAGAGTTAAACGTTATAAAGCAAAAGTAAGAGCTAGTGAACGTATGTTAGCTAAGAAAAAAAGTAGCGCAAATTTTGGAACTTTACTTGCGGCAATTTGTTGTATGGGAATTGGTTTAACTCCACTTAATATCGGAGAGATAAGTTATGCGTGCGTACCATGGATTATTGGTATGAGTCAGCAAAAAGAAGAATATGATATAGATATTCGGGCATTGTTGGCTGGCGCGGATAAGAAAAAAGTTAAACCAAAATATTGGATTAAAGATTTAAATGAAGAAATATAGGAGGCTATATTTATGGCAATTATTCTTGATAAATATGCTATTAAAGAAGTCGCTGACGTTATGTTCTATGAGTTAGACTCAAAGGGCGCACCTTCTGCTCCAGTTCTTTATCTTGATACTTTAAAGACTTCTACTCTTTCTCAGAGTTCTGAGACAGTAGATGCTAGAGGTGGTAAGGGCAACGTTAAGATTCTTTCATGGGATACTAACAAAGAGCTTACTATGGAAATAGAGGATGCTGTATTTAGTGCTAAATCACTTGGTATTATGTTCGGTGGTGACATGACAGTAAATGGAGGCTTACAAGAAGTATTAAAGACTTTAAAGGCTTCTGAAATTGATGTGAGCACAGAAGTTGGTGAAAGCGATTACTGCGTTTTCAAACTTAAGGGACAGAAATACTATATTGCTAAGAATAGGATGACGTATTTCGTATATGCATCTGGTAGTGCAGTTCCAACAGCAGTTGCTGAGCCAAATTGGTCAACAAAGAACTTTGATTTCGTTACTTTTGACTTACTTGATTGCACATTAACAGCTACAGCAGCTACTACGAGTAATACAGTAATGAAGAATGGTATTCAAATTGACATTAGTGCTGAATTTGGTGATAATACTTATTATATTACTGGTGATACTTATGCTAGAAACGTTGCTTCTGGTAAGGATGAATTCTTACAGATAATCATTCCTAAGGGGAAGATTTCTGCAGAAGATGTTTCTCTTACAATGGAGGCAGATGGTGATCCTGCTACGTTTGCTATGACAATTAACTGCTTAAAGGCAGAGAATGGTAAGATGATTCAACTTGTTAAGTATGAGCTTAATTCTAACACAATTTCAAGTGGTTCTAAGAATAAGGGTGTTGCTTCTGTTCTTGATGATTACAACAAGGGCAACGAGCATATGCCTTGGGATACACCTCATTCAATTGTTACTGAATCACTTACAGAGGGAGCACCAACTGATAACGAAGACTAATTCAATAAAGCAATTTAACGGCGGGGAGGCGGCTTAAGCCTCCTCGTTTTTATTAGGAGACAAAATGGATAACGAATTTGGCATGCAAGAATTATACTTTGTACAGCTAAAATCTACTTATCCTATGGAGATAGATGGAAAACAAATTGCCGCTGGAGAAGTTATAGCGGCGTTTGATAAAATTCAAATAGCCAATTTCCAAGAAATACAACAACACGTGGCCGCGCAAGGCGGTTATCACAATCGGAAATTAGTAATTTGGAATAGGACTTCAGGAGTAGATTTAGTATTTACGCAAGGTATATTTTCAAAAACCCAATTGGGTCTTATGCATAATGCGCGGCTTCTAAAAATAAAGGAAAATCAAATGGTGCGAATCGCGCAGAGAGATTTGTTAGAGACAAATGATGAAGGTGTAATAACTTTACGTTATGAACCTATAAATAATTGGATTTTTGTATATAATAAAGAAACGGGTGAAAAACTTACTAACTTACAAAGAATAGGTGAGAAACAAATTCAAACTGATTTACCCTATACCGATGTTGTTGTAGATTATGAATACGGATATGACAATGGTGCAGATGTGAGTATAGTCGGTGAGGATATGTTTGAAGGGTACGTTACATTAGAAGGACGTACGAGAATTAAGGATGACGTTACAGGCGAAACACATACGGCCATTATGTATATACCTAAGTTAAAAATAACGTCAGACTTTAATCTCACTTTAGGGGTAAACGCGCAACCTTTAGTTGGTAAGTTTACAGCGAGTGCATTACCAATAGGAAACGCAAAACAAACCGATGCGATTGAGATTTACTTTTTAGAAGATGATATAGATAAAGACTCAGAG